ATGCAAACAGTGAACACTATATGAGTGTTGACATTGATGCATCTCAAAATGTCATAAGCCTACAGCAATTAAATGATGGCGATAAAATATTGTTCCTTGACATTGACAACGCAAATAATACAGTGGATGTGACACAATCAGGCAGTGGCCAACACTACTTGGATCTTAAATTAGGCACAGGATCATATGCACACGATGTTGATATCACTCAATCAGGCAGTGGAGATCACGCCGGCAGGATTGATCTTGATGGTTACTCGACTGATTTCGATCTCACTCAACAAGGTTCAACAGATCAAAATTATAATATTGATATGACTTGTGGCACACAGGCAGGATGCACTGTGTCGACCACACAAGGAAACTAGATCTAGTTAAATACACACATAATGGCAGATGAGAAAGCAAAAAAACTGACTCTGCGTGAACGTTGGAAGAAAGCCTGCACAGCAGACAACATAGTTGACCTTAGCGTTGACTGTTTCTTATTGTTCTTCGAGGTGTTGAGTTCCCCAATACTGATAGTGATGAGGGCGGTGCGTTGGTTCATCAACAAGTTCTTAGTGGACAAGTTGAAGAGTGTTGTGAAGAGGACAGTTCACTGGTTTATGGAAAACAGGGTTAAACGTCTGGCCAAGGGACAGAACGTGTTCAGGTACTACTGGTGGCTATGGCTATTGAGTCCAATCATAATTGCCACTCTAATTCTCGGCATCGCGATGATATATGGACTGGTAACAGGCTTGAATATAGGTTTTGAAATATGGGAAAAGGACATAAAAGGTGAATAAGATCCTTACACACTGGACATTGGCATTCTTAACACTGGCGGCACTGATGCTGTGGGGTCTCAAAGATCCTTTTGTAAAGGAGACAGCAAGATTAAAAAGTTTTGACCTAATACAGAAATATGACAAGCCAACTGTGAGCGAGGATGTGGTAATTGTTGAGATAGATGAGAAGAGCATAGAACAGAACGGACAGTGGCCTTGGAAGAGGACCGTACTTGCAGATGTGATATGGCGACTGCGTGAAGCAGGTGCAGGCATAATTGTTCTTCCAATATTGTTTTCAGAAGAGGATAGGTTGGGTGGAGACATGGATCTCGCACAGGCCTTGGTACAGAACGGAATCGTGATCGCACAGACAGGTACAACGCAGACAAATAAAAACTCAGTGCCACGTGGTGTGGCCAAAATAGGTGATCCGTTGCCTTGGTTGTTCGAATGGCCAGGAATGCTAGGTCCAATACCCTTATTGGGAGACAACGTTGACGGTGTTGGAGTCGTGAACACAACGCCAGAGATAGATGGTGTTGTGAGGAGACTGCCGTTGCTGATGAGGGTCGGTGATGAAATTTATCCAAGTGTCGCTCTCGAAGTTATTAGGGTCGCAGTTGGTGATCCAAGTTATCAGGTCAAAGCCAGCGAAGGTGGAGTGATAGCATTGAGAGTGCCCAAATTCAAAACAATCAAGACAGATCAGTACGCAAGGATATGGCTGAGATGGAACAAGGAGTTTCCTACCATCAGTATAACAGATGACTTTACATCGGTCGCAGGCAAGACAGTCATAATAGGGAACACGGCACAAGGGATCAGCACGATAATCGCAACACCAAACGGTGAGCAGTACAGTCACACTGCAATGGCTGTCAGCCTACAGACTGTGATAAACGGTGAGAACATAGTGAGGCTGGACACGGCGACCTTCCTTGAATATGTTGCGGCGGGAGTACTTGCAGTAATAATAATTTTATTGGCGGGATTTGCACCTTACTGGTTGGTTGGTGCTGTATTGTTGAGTGTGTGGTCGGGCACGGCCTATGGTGCATATTTTTATTTTGTCAAACATCTACAACTCTGGGACGCTAGTTGGATCATATTGGTCACTACCATTACAGGTTTCCATGCGGTATTCAATAGGTTCGTTAAAGAGTTCAGTCTCAAACAACAGATCAAGAAACAATTTGAACACTATCTGGCACCAGCCATGGTCAAAAAACTACAGCAGGATCCAAGCCTATTGAGGCTAGGTGGTGAGACAAGGATCATGACTTTTATGTTCTCTGATATAAGAGGGTTCACTCCTATAAGTGAGAAGTATAAAGGCAATCCAGAAGGCTTAACAAAACTAATCAATAGATTTCTGACACGTATGACTGATATCATAATAAAGAATGGTGGAACTATTGATAAGTTTATGGGTGACTGTATTATGGCATTCTGGAACGCACCAATAGAAGACGTATTACATGAAGAACATGCAGTACAGGCCGCACTCGACATGCAGGAGGAATTGAAACTGTTGAATACAGAACTTACAGCAGAAGGATTACCAAACATTAACATCGGAATAGGTATCAACACAGGTGAGGCACTTGTTGGAAACATGGGTTCTGACCAGAGGTTCGATTATTCCGTGATAGGTGATGCTGTGAACCTTGCATCTAGATTAGAAAGTAGCAGTAAGACGCTAGGGAAAACACTTGTGGTTGGAGAGAATACTGTTAAAGCGGCCAAGTTGAACTACAACTTTGATTACGTGGATGAGATCACTGTGAAAGGAAAAATCCAAGCAGTCAAGGTATACACCATAGATTGATTGTGTTAACTTTTTATTAACTACACATATAACTCCTGTTTTTTGATAATGTGTAATTTAAATACACGTGACACACGGGAGACTCAAATGGAAGAGCATAAAAACAAGATCGAAGAACTGGAAGAAAAGATCGAGAAACTTGAATCAGATTTAGAAAACATAAAGTCTATTCTTGACATCCAGGAAGATGAAGAGGATACATCATGGGAAGATTCAGATGATGATGAGGACTCTGATTCTGACGAGATCCATAACCAGGACAGCGATTAGTACTATAAAAATAATAAGGGTGTGACGAAAGTCCCGCCCTTATTTTTTGGTATAACCTGTGGAGTCGAAACTCTCAGACTTACTTTTATACTTCTTCAATATTTCGTCTAGTTCGTCTGAACGACCTTCTTTGATGATATCTTCTTTGTATTCCAGCACCATTGCCAGTTTAGTGTTCAGTCGGATCATGTCGTTGTCTAACATCCTAATCCTATCAACCAGTTTGATAAGGGTAGAACTGGCATCACCGAGTACAGGCTTGATCTCTTCTGTGACCCATTTCCATATGTAGTAAACGAAATAACCCAGTCCCATGGCCGCAACAATGGGAAAGCCAAAATCCTTAATCACAGTGACAAGATCGTTAGTCGCGTCTAGCATCGTTCTTCCCTTCGTTTGCCGCTATCCTGTCTGCGTTGGGTCTGATCTTCAAAACGTAACTCAATAGGGCATCAATCTTTACAAGGTCGTTGTTCATAGTCTGTACCCTGTTGTCCAATGCTCCGATTATGGCCTTCAGACTGTTCACAGAGCCTGTCACAGAAGCGAGTATGAATTTCAGCGTGATGAACACAAAGGCACCTGCCGCTATGGCACCTGCTATTGGGAAACCCACGTCTCTTACAAATGTTACGAAATCCATAATATGTGTGTATTTAGTGGAATGCAACCGTGGTATGCAATAGTTGTATTTTACTTTGAATGCTTAGGCTTAAATACTTTACATGATGAAATTTTTTTTGGTTGTTATGATATGTTGGGGATCTAATTGTGAGACTGTTTATGAACAGACAGCATACGACTCTTACAATGAGTGCATGATACAGGCACAAATTGTGACGGAGTACGCACAAAAAGAATATCCAGGATCGGCAGGAATGGTAAACTGCTTGAATCAAATTGAATTGGAGAATCTTAATCAATACCTTTACAAGCAAGGTAATCATGTATAGAAATCTAAATGACTAAAATTTTTGTTACCATATATTTCTGTATATGGGGCAGTTGTAGTGTAGGCTGGATTGACGAGCCATTGCTAGATTACACCACATGCAACGCATATGCCAACGCATACATGGAGGAAATAAGGTTACGTGCACCTGAGAGTTCAGGTGAGATGTATTGCCTGGAAGAGCAATATCTTGCAGATTACATACGTGAGTACCAACCAACAGAGTTTGTAAATCTAGAAGAAATGATGGCGTTGCCAAAACCTTAATTACCAAACGCTTGACAGAAATGCGTTTTCAATCTATAATAGCAATGTCCTATGATACATGCAATGATAGATCTGGAAACCTTAAGCACTAATCCTAATGCAGTAATACTCACTGTTGGTGGTGTTAAATTTGATCCGTATCACAGCACAGAGCCTGCCCAAGGAATGTACTTCAGAGTTGATGTAGATTCGCAGACAGGTATGGATAGACACGTGATGCAGGACACTCTAGATTGGTGGTCAACCCAACCAGAAGAAATACGAGAAGAGGCATTGGGAGATAATGATAGGATAAGCCTAGACTCAATGGTAAAAGAAATAAACAAATGGAGCGTCGGCGTAGATGTGTTCTGGTGCCAAGGTCCACTTTTTGATTATGCCATCTTGCAAGATATCTACAAACAGTTAGGCCATCCAGTGCCATGGCAGTACTGGCAAATCAGAGATTCGCGGACACTGTTCAGCCTTGTTCCAAAGGATCCAAATGAGAAAAGAGACGCCGCTCACAACGCCTTGGCTGACTGTTATTTCCAAGCAAAAAAAGTACAAAAAGTTTTCAAGCAACTGGGCATTAAATGACCAAGTGGTATTCTATACAAGATTTTTACAGTTTTGAAGGAAAAAAACTGAGGCACTCAAAAAATCCAAAAACGAAATGGATCAAACTTAATTGTGTTTACAAAATACGTGTTGGAAATAAAATAGTACACGTGGGCAGATCTGATACATGCAAAAACCACGGACCGGCCGAGAAAGTTCGTAAGGCAATTATACAGATGTTGGGACTCGAGTCGGAAAACGCAGGCGTCACTTTAACCAAATTTTGGCATAAAATTAGATTGAATTACTTGCCTAATTCAAGTAACATAAGTATAGGAGTAATCAAAACTAAAAATGTCGGAACAGTTTATAAAAAAGAACATCAGAACACCAATATACGAGTATAAAGAGACCACCTGGGTATACAATAACCTGCCTACTTTCGAGAACGACACATACGCTTTATTTGATGACAAATTTCCTGTAACACCCGGACACGTGTTGTTCGTGCCAAAAAATAATAACACTGAATGTGTTGCTGAAACATATGGCAAAGCCTATCAATACGGATTGGATCTTGTAGAACAAGGAAAAGCAGAAGGATTTAACATAGGACAAAACATAGGAATGCCTGCAGGACAAACGATACTGTGGCCACACATACACGTGATACCAAGACACAAAGGAGACTACGACGGCGGAACAAACGGAATTAGATTATCTTTTCCCAAAGGCGACCATAAGGACTATTATTGATGGATGATGATGGTCTAAACGCAAGAGAATGGCAACTTTATCTAGTGTTGAAGGAACTACAACCTTATCTCACTGATGAAGAAAATAAAATGGAATTAAGATCATGGATAGAAAAAAAAGTAAAAGAACTAGAAAAAAGAACGGGTTGGTGAAAAAAGGCGGTGGCATATTTGTCAGTCCCGATGGCGGTGAGACCGTTTACGAGCAACTTCCGAACGGCGACAGAATACTTGTTGAACAATCGCAGTTGGCCAAAGACAGAGAACAAGAAACTGATGAGGTTGAGATGATAGGTGTTGATGCTATAAAACTGAGACGTAAATTTCCTGCACTCGCAAAAGCATGGAAACAATACAAAACAATCTGGCACATGGTACAAGAGGATTAATGACAAAATTTGTAAGCATAATAGGAAACGGAGAAAGCCGTATGGGTTTTGATCTTACACCTTTGAAAAAGATCAGCACAGTGATTGGTTGTAATGCACAATTTCGAGATTACAATTTTGAATATTTTGTTTGTTGTGATAAACATATGTGTCAAGAGGCCGCTAACACAGTCGGAAAACAAACCACAATATACACAAGATCAAACTGGTCATCTCAATTTGCAATGTGGCCAAATGTAAAAACTTTACCACCTTTGCCTTACGAAGGAGACAAGAGACAGGACGATCCATGGCACTGGGGCACAGGACCACATGCCGGAAATGTAGCATTGTCTTTCAAACCTAAGGCCATTTTCCTGTTAGGATTTGACCTATGGTCAAAAAGCAAGACAAAACCCAACAACGTTTACACAGGCACCTCTGGTTATACCTACATTAATAGACCGGTAGATCCTAGTTATTGGATATATCAATTCGCAAAACTAATGGAATCACCCGACTGCAGATGGATAGTGGTTAACGAACCAGAGTGGGAGTTACCAGAAGAGTGGAAAAAGAAAAACGTATTCAAAGAGTCATACGAAGGTATGGCAAAATATATTAATAAACAATTGACAAAACCTAAATAACAACTATAATAACAATATGAACAGCGATAAAGAACTAGGTATAAAATGTCTTGCAGATAGCACTGAATTTTTGCTACATGCTTTTCACAAAAACGGAATCGATACAGAGGCTATTGCAAAGTTGCCAGAATTTTTGTTGTTGGTGCATCTGCTGAAAGCAATAATTGACAAGCATTTTGATATACCAAACGACTTAACTGAAAAACTACAAAGTCTCGAAAATGTGTTAGACGTAGATTTTTTTCCAGAAACTAAAAACAGGAGCATAAACTAATGGCTTATTACTCAACAAAAAAATATGATCACAACGAAGGTTTAAGTTGTGCATTCAGACAATGGAAGGCATCTCATTCTCACTGTAGATGGGTGCATGGATACTCGATCGCAGTATCTTTTAAATTTGGTGCAAAGGAATTAGATGACAGGAACTGGGTTCAGGACTTCGGTGGACTTAAACCTATCAAAGCATGGTTGAAGAAGAATTTTGATCATACAACATGTATATCTGAAGACGATCCCGAATTAGAAACTTTTAAATCCCTAAAGGAAAAAGATATTATAGATTTGAATATCATGCCAGGAGTTGGTTGTGAGAAGTTTGCTGAGTATATCTATAATCACGTGAGTGAGATTATTGATAAAGATAGCGAAGGTAGAGTATGGTTAGAAAGTGTTGAAGTTCTCGAACACGGAGCAAACAGTGCCATCTTCTCCAGAGACTAGTTTCCTATCTGATAATATCATAATAGACCTAAACAATAGGCAACTTGAAATTGATGTCTATGATACAAGTCTCGGCAAACGTTGGATCAATGCAGTCAAAGATAATCTTGAACACAAGAGAATCCTAGAAAAAAATTTTTGCTTCCTAGGATGGGCAGATTCAGATAGAGACCTGAGATTCCTAGTCACTGATCTCAACAAGCATGTAGAACAAATAAACTCATTCAAATTCGATCCACCCTATCAACGTCTAGACCCTTTCAGTACTGACGATTTTCAATTTTCACAAAAACAAGAATATAGATTGAAACATGAAGCATGTAATCTATTACATAGATATTTTGAAGATTTGCAAGGCAATGCATGGAGTCTGTCAAAACACTACAAACAGGCAGACTATGAAACCAAATATGCCATTAGACAATTGAACAATATTTGCCATGAAATAGAAAGTTGGGTGTTAGCATACAGGAAAAAATACTATAACCCAGAGTGGATGAGGCCATCACAGATTGTAACCTTTCTTAATGCCCCAAGATACGAATTCGAGGCAGAGGATTATGAATTGTTTAAACAAAATCGCTATGATAGAGATCTGGGAGGTGTTTATCTACATTGGAGCCAGATCGGAAAAACATTGTTTGAGGTGTTCCGGGACGAAGACGCACCAAAAATGTCTGAAGCAATGTGTAGTGAGATCAATCATCAGGTGTATTGGTCAGGAGAATTTGACATAGAATGGGGCCAAACGGTTAATGAAAGTCGTAATGAGTTTAAACGTGCAGAAATGGACGCATTCAGGAAATGGCTATTTGATAACGGTTACGATTGGGATAATCCAACATTGGCGTTGGGATATATTAAGGTAGGTCAAATCAATATGAAAAAATGTTTTAACGGCAAACCATTCTTAGAAGTTTACGACATGATGAAAAATAATTTAAATATATCAAATATCCGAGTGAATGGTTCTCCGACAACAGAGTGCCATTATAGTTACACACTAGAAAGCGAAGATTGGAAGAAAATGCAAATAGAATACATGAAACCTGGTTACGATTGGAGCAGTAAAAATGTCTGAATTACATGTTGTATGTGTAAAATGGGGTAACAAATATATTTCCCAATATGCAAATGTTCTCAAGAGCATGGTCTCAAGGCATCTCACAAAGCCTTTCAAATTTCACTGCATCACGGAAGACCCTACAGGTCTAGACCCAGACATAAATGTCATTGATCTTCCTAACGAAGCCGGAATAAAAACTTGGTGGAGCAAACTTTACATGTTCAGTCCAAAACTGCCAATTAAAGGTACAATATTATATTTTGATCTAGACATAATAATTTTCAAGAACATCGACTGCTTGGTAGATCATGAGCCGGGAAAATTTATGATTATTCGAGATTTTAATAGGTGCAGAGTTAAAGATTGGAAAATTTGCAACAGTTCCGTTATGAGGTGGGACACGGGCACTAGCGACTTCTTCTGGAACGAGTATGCCCAGGATCCACATTCTATAATGGGTAGAATGCACGGTGATCAAGATTGGATCACTTCCAGGGGAAAAGGACACACTAACTTTTTTCCGGACGAATGGATAAGGAGTTACAAATGGGAAATGATAGGCAGGAAAGATACTAAAATTGTAAAAGGCGTTAAAAAGATGTTTCAGCACCCACCAACAATATTCGAAGAAAATAGAGTCGCAGTTTTCCACGGAGAACCCAAACCATTCAATTGCGGAGACGAATTTGTGGTGGAGCATTGGAAATGACCAAAAATACTTTCTGCTACCTACCCTTCATCACATTAGACAGAGCGAAATGGAAAGATATTCATAACCCATCACCATGTCCGGAATTCTTGACCAACCACAACCACCGATCACTACAAGAGTGGATACACAGCGATGAATTAAAAAAGGTCAGAGGGCAACTTCTTAACAATGAAAGACCCACACAATGCAGAAGATGTTGGGAAGTCGAGGATAAAGGACACATTAGTCTTAGAATGGAGTCAGCCATAGACAAAAGTGACGTGATTGAATCATTTGTGAGAAAGCACGATACTCTCAAAATATCAGAAATAAAAATGCGTTCGGGTGCGTCCTGCAATCTAGCATGTAGAATGTGTGTGCCACAGGCGAGCAACCAAGTGGACAACGTATGGAAAGCGATTGGAAGAGAGGGTGACCCACAGGGGGAATACGACCTCGAAATGGAAATGTACATAAGGACCAACATAGAGGACATAAAATACATCACTGTTCTCGGAGGAGAACCTTTCAATCATAAGAAAATAATAAATTTACTGAGATGGATTGTTGATTCGGGACACAGCGGTAAGATAAAACTGAACATATACACTAACGGCATGTTGATGAATGATAAGATGTTTGACCTGTTGCAAAAATTCAAAATGGCTAACATTACTTTCAGTCTGGAGGCCCATGGTGAAGTAAATGATTATATTAGACAAAAGTCAAACTGGAATACTATCGAAAAAAATATGATGACAAGTGTTGAAAAAGGACTTGCAGTACAGGTGCAATCAACCTTAAGTGTTCTTAATATATGTAGAATACATGTCCTTCATGATTGGTGCATATCAAAAGGTATCCCTTTCAAGGAACCCATTCCGCTGATCACACCTATAGAACTTGCCGCGGGCAATCTACCCCAAGAACTCAGCGAGCATGTTGATCCGAGATATAAGAAATACCTCTTGAACACATCTCATCCTGACATGTTAAACTTTATTAGGCAAATGGACGACTATTGGAACACTGACATCAGAAAGGTGATGCCCGAATGGAACAAAGTGATGTAATAGACTTGACAAATACCAAATCTATGCTAAAATTAGACATGATCAAGCGAATAGGATTTTGTTGCAAATGGCTCAACGATGAATCAGAATTTGGCGGAATGAAGGTCAATGCAAAGGACAGAGACTTAAACGGCCGATCAACGACCATGCGTTGGTTGAGAGAGCACCCTGAACAAGCGGAACAAAGACAATGGGACATAATGAACCATAATGCCACAGCCGCAAGAAAAATGATAGAACGTGTTGGTTCACTGCCTCCAGAAAGGAGAATGGTGAGACTCGGATCAGAGATGCTTCAAGGATATACTGAAGCAAACTGGATAGACTGGTGGCAACAGAAACACATTCAAGACCATCTAGAAAAAATATTTGCACCCGTTGGCGATACAGCACGTAGGTTGGATGTAAAAGTTAGTTTCCATCCTGGACAATTCTGTGTGCTCAGCAGTCTCAGTGAGGACATTAGGAAACGAAGCATAGACGAATTTGAATATCATGTCGACATGGCACGTTGGATGGGGTTTGGCATAAGTTTTCAAGATGGTTGCAAGATTAACGTGCATATATCCGGTAGGTTGGGACCACAAGGTATTATTGATGCACTACCAAAACTTTCACCAGAGGCACGTAACTTGATCACGATCGAGAACGACGAGATGGGTTGGGGATTAGATGCAAGTCTCGAACTTGAAAAGCATCTAGCATTGGTGATGGACATTCACCATCACTGGATCAGAGACGAGGAATACATAGATGCAAACGACGATAGAGTAAAAAGAGTGATCGATTCATGGAGAGGACAACGGCCTACCATGCACTATTCTTATTCAAGAGATGAGCATCTCGCCCCTGCTAATCTAGGAGACAAAACTCATACAGAAATGCATGACATTAAGATGTTACTAGAACGTGGATGCAAAAAGCAAAAACTAAGAGCACACTCGGACCTGTTGCCGAACAGGAAAGTAAACGATTGGGCATTGAGTTTTGGAGAACACTTCGATATACAGACAGAGGCCAAAGGTAAAAACATGGCCGCGGAACAACTATACCTCCAGAGTATAGGACAATAAAGAGTTTTCTATTTTTACATTTGAGTATTTTTTATTGAACTCTGACACATCGTCTATGGGCCAAAAGTGTCGCATATCAAACCAATTAAACGTGAACCAGAAATCTTCGTAACTTTCTAACTCCTCGAAATCTTTTGTTATATCGTGCCGTACCATTTGCATCTCGCACTTAGATTTAACCTCTTTGTATGGTTCAAAAAATTCATCAGCCGTTTTGACAGTTTTGCCCTGTGCGACTAGATCTTTTATAGGATCACCTATCACTATGTAATCTACTGGAATGTGTTCCAACTGCAACAGCATCGCAATCATTGTTCTCGACCCGCCGGGATCAATACTTAATTTTCCATTAGCGTTTTTCCTAGCCACAACAGGAAAATTTATTCCGTTTGCTTTTATATGTTTATAGAGATTCCTAAGATGATGGAAGGTCCAGTGTTTGTCATCATGGCGCCAACTTTCATAATGTTTAGTAAGTTCTGTTTTCCACTCGGGTGCATCTATATATTTTATTTCGCATTTATGGATGCGAACCAGTGATCCACCTTTTGCATACAGAAGGTCTAGCCATTTTTGGAATTTGTGTTTGTTTACACACTCAAACATAATAAATAGTTATCTAATGAGATTTACTGAAATGACATCTTGCCCGAGAACGAGAGCAACGGAATGCAGTTGTGCAAAACTAGAAAGTATAACAGAGGACAAGACACAGACTATCGCCAAATGTGAATTGCAACACAGCGATGATGTCAAAGGCACTATACTTTTTATGCAGGCACCAGGCACACCAACTTTAATCAAGGGCACAGTGACAGGACTTAAACCAGGCGAACACGGTTTTCATGTTCATGAATTCGGAGACATGTCAAAAGGTTGTGAGAGCATGGGAGGACACTATAACCCCGACGGTGTAGATCATGGACAAATGGGAGAAGGACACATAGGGGACCTTGGTAACATCACAGCGGATGAGAACGGCATTGCAAAATTTACCATAAGAGCAGACAGGGTGGATCTAATCGGTGAAAGGTCTATTGTAGGAAGAGGACTAGTGGTACATGCCGACAAAGACGACCTAGGGACAGGTGGAGATGCTGAATCTTTAAAAACTGGTAATGCTGGTGATAGATTGGCCTGCGGCGTTATAGAATTGACTTCATAATTTTTTTTAATTATAATAATAATATGGAAAAAATTCCAAAAGGTTGTGGTTATAATCAACAATTCAAATACGATGTATACCTAGCAGACCATGGAGTAGACAGTGCTCTTATAGAATGGTGTGAAGATAACTGCAAAAAGAAATGGGGTTGGTGGTTTGAACCTCTATACGATGATAACACATTCTGGGATCCTGAACAACAAGATGCGTACATGAGTTTCCAGGACCGTAGAGAAGCAATGCGATTTTGGTTTATCAAGGACAAATTAAGAGATAATTAACATTATGAAACCATTCGATATAACAACTACTGCCAAGACACAGATAGAAAAATTACTGACCGATAATCCAGGAAATTTTGCTGTGTCGTTATCTGTTAAGGGTGGTGGATGTGCAGGATTTAAATATCAATGGGGTTTTGCAAAAACAAAGGATGATGTTGAAAAAGCCGACCACACAGTTGAATGGGAAAACGGAAGATTCACTGTAGATGCTACAAGCCTTTTATACGTGATGGGAACCACAATCGATTACAAACAAGAAGTTTTTGGTTCTCAATTTGAAGTTATCAACCCAAATGCCACATCTTCATGTGGTTGTGGAGAATCGTTCGGCGTATGACACACACATATGTTATAGGAAATGGCGAAACACGGCTAAGTTTTGATCTTAATCTACTAAAAGAAAAAGGAATTATATATGGTTGCAATGCCATCTATAGAGATCATCCAGATCTTTGCGACTACATCATGGCAGTGAACGATGACATGTATGCCGAAATATTAGATGCTAAAAGATCATACAAAAATGTCAAGGCAACTTTATTAAACAAAGAAGATTTACCCGATTGGAATTATCTTTGCAAAGGTGATAATCATGATCATGACAAACACAGAAAACCATTGATGAGATTTTGGACCGGGGGTGATGCTAGGACTGGAAAGACAAGAACAATAGACTTCACAGAGACTAGAGGCAGTGGATGTAGTGCTGTGCTTCATGCAGTGGAAAATGGTGCCAAGTCTGTGGCAATTTTGGGTTTTGATTTCTTGGGTGCTAGACAATGGGAAGCCTCTGTAGGTGAGATGATGAGACCACAAAATAACGTTTATAAAAATACACCTAACTATCCATCCAGGATAAACATGAAGGCCTACTTAAAATATGAATGGCTATTTCATTTGAGACAGACAGCAAGAAAATACAATGACGTAAAATTTTATTATTTCAACCGTAAGGAATATATCAAGACTAATCCATTGTTGTTTAAATTTTTTGATGTCACTAACATCTACTGTGGCACCTACGCTGATCTGTTAAGATTTACACGCGGAGAAGAAAAGGACATCACATGGCGCACATTCCATGGAGGTCAATACAAATGGCACTAATCAAAGATTTAGTGTAGAACTTGCATCGAGACTGTAAACACTTCGCATTTTAACTCCCACTTTCTGTGCGAATTTTTTAGTGTCACAATTACTGCAAACGTGCTTGTAGTCATTGGTGGCACGTACCGGATCAACCTTTGCCCTTGGACGCATAAAGGTCACACCACAACTGTCACAACAGAAAACGTAGATTGTGTTTTTGCGTTTGAAGGTATGGTAAATGCCTAACTTTGACTGCCTCTCGTACAAACGGAGTGTTTTAAGAGTTTCTAAGAACATCGCTAATATTTAATAAATAGCAGTACACATAATATGGCTAGATTAATAATAGACACAGGTACAGCAGGAAACCAAGCAACTGGGGACACGATCCGTGTTGCTATGGGTAAAATAAACGATAACTTTGACCAGTTGTTTAGCAGTAACCTGGGATCTGGCGTTATCACTAACACAAACACCAACGGTAATGTTGTTATTCAACCCAACGGAACCGGTATCGTAGAAGTGGATCAATTGACAGTAAATAATTCCACTGTGTCTCCGATCGGAACCAACAGTGATCTGACCCTAGGAGTAAATGGTACAGGAAACGTTGTTGTTAATGATGACAGAATTATAATCACAGAAACAAAAACTGCAACCGGTGTTGGCAATGCAGGTGACAGGAAAGGATCTATATCATATGACGGTACCAATTTATATGTTTGCACAGCGAACTATGATGGATCGACTGCGATATGGAAAAAATTAGTTTTACAAGCAATATAAAATGGCTAGACAAAATATTAACATAGGAACAAATGCTAACGACGGTACAGGTGATGACCTACGTACCGCGATGCAGAAAATAAACACTAACTTCACAGAGTTGTATGCCGAGACGGCGGTAGATCAGGGCATTACAATTTCTGGTAACAACATATCTTCTAACAGATCAAACGATGACATCGTGTTGGTGCCAAACGGCACAGGCGATGTTCGCATGCCGGCGATCACTATACACGACAATCATGTGCAGGCAAATCGTTCGAATGATGATCTTATGTTGGACGCAAGTGGAACAGGATCTGTGGTTATTGCAAAAGCAGACATCAACGGTGGTGCAATAGATGGCACGATCATTGGAGCAAATTCTGCCGCGGCGGTCACGACATCAAGCCTAGTTGCCACAACTGCTGATATCAACGCTGGTACAATCGATAACACAACAATAGGTGCAAGTACACAAAGTACAGGTAATTTCACATCGCTTTTGGCGTCAAACATTTTAGTAGACGGCAATATTGATATAAGAGATAATGTAATAAAGACCGTTCAAACAAACAGTAACCTTGAATTGACAACAACAGGAACAGGTGGTATAATTGTTTCAGAAGCAGGTGGAAAGATAGGATTCTTTGGAACCACACCGGTAACTAAACAGTCCGCAATCGCTTTTGATCCTTCCGCTAATGACGGTTCAACTGTTGAGGATTTACGAGGCATCATAAATCAAATGTTGACAGTGTTGAGAAATTACGGTCTAATAGCAAGTTAAATTTACATTCGGTTTACAAAATCATTAATAAATACACTGTAAGGAATTAAAATATGGCACAACAAACTATCAATATCGGAACAACAGCAAACGACGGAACAGGTGATCCGTTAAGAACAGCATTTGACAAAATTAATGACAACTTTTCAGAGTTGTACGGCACAACCGCTGAAGCGAATGATTTACTCGAAGACACTACTCCCCAATTGGGAGGAAACCTAGATGTTAACAACAAATCAATCACTTCTGGAATAACAAACGGTAACATTACTGTAAGTGCAAACGGTACAGGTACCATCGAACTGCAAAGCAATACTAATGTTACAGGCAATCTTACAGCCTCAGGAAACATCATTGCCAACGGAAACATAAACTTAGGTAATGCCGCTGGTGATAATATCCAGGTTACAGGTAAGTTCGAGGCAGACAATGTACAGATAGATGGTAGCACGATCACGTCAATAGTTACAAATGGAAATTTGAATGTTAACGGTAACGGCACAGGCCACGTGGCCATCAACAACCTATTAGTTGATAGCGAGATTAGAATAAAAGATAACAAAATTACAACCTCTACGTCCAATGCAAATTTACAACTGGACGCAAATGGCACAGGTAGTGTTGAAGTTATCGCTCCTATGGTTTTTACAGGTGCGATCACACACACTGGTGATTTAGGAATAACAGGAAATACCACACAGACAGGAAACGTAAATCAAACAGGTACATTACAAGTTACAGGTGTAGCGGAAATAGATAATGTTCAAATAAATGGTAGCACAATTACAAATATTGATACCAACGGAAGTTTGACACTTGCAGGAAACGGTTCAGGAAATGTAGTTATAAATGATGTTGACATAGGTGGTGGTGCCATAGACGGTACTACAATCGGTGCGGCAAGTGCCTCTACTGGTGCATTCACTACATTGTCAGGAGCAAGTTTATCTGTTACAGGAAGTTCAACACTCGATGGTGTTACTATCAACGATAACGTTATCACCTCAGCAGAAACTAACGCAAACCTACAACTTCAAGGACAAGGAACTGGTAAAGTTGAAATATTAGATGAACTGACTGGCACGTTTGATACTTCACAGACAGGAAATCATGTTATTACAGGTCAGGCAAACATAGATTACGTAAGAATTAAAGACAACAAAATTACAACAAATGCCTCAAATGCTGACTTAGAAATCAGTGCAAATGGCACAGGTACTGTGGACGTGCAAAATGCAATGACCACAATAGGTCAAACAATAACAGGTACGGCAACTGTAAACGGACAATTAAATGCAGACAATATCAGAATAGACGGAAACGTTATTAGTGCAACATCAGGCAGTATTACATTGACTGCGGCGGCTGGTCAGAATATTGTAGCAACAAGCCTATTGACAGCAGGCGAAATTCAAGCCAACGTTGGTGAGTTTCCTGTATTGAGAACTGATAAACTTCAAAGTGATATCACAAATGGTGATATACAAGTAGATACTCAAGGAACAGGTGTTGTAGACTTTAGAACCGCTACACAGACTACTGTTGGATCGGCGGGTGGTGCCAATGCATTACCGGGACAACCTACAGGCTATCTTGAAGTGAAAATAAACGGAACTGCTAGAGTTATTCCATTTTACGACAAGTCTTAATAGAAGATAAAATACCATAAATACTGGCAAAGGAGAATACATGGCAGTACCAATATGGTCAACAACTAGCGGAAAACTAGCCACTATTAATGAGAGAGAATACTATTCTCTACAATTGACTGCTACCGACTCAGACGGAGATACGCTAACCTACAGCAAAATTTCCGGAGAATTTCCGAGCGGCATTGATATCTCCAGCACAGGTTTATTACATGGCACGCCTTTTGAAGTTGCTGACAGATCCTTACACACTTTCACAATCAGAGTAACAGACGGAACAAACGTTGCTGATAGAACTTTTTCTCTGGAAATCATTGGTGCAGATTCTCCAACTTTTAGCACTGCGTCAGGACAACTTGATCTCGCGGATAGTACGAGACCAAGCAACTTTTGGGTTTTGGATGGAAGCGAAGTCGAGTTTCAAATGGAGGCTGTCGATTCAGATACTGCCACAGGACAGACGCTGGTTTATGACATCACAGAAGGTAGCCTTCCTCCAGGAGTGACTATGTCAACATCTGGACTGATAAGTGGCACAGTGCAATTAGCAGACGCCGGACTTGGCAACATTGGTGGATATGCAGGCGACGAAACTTATGACGATTTCGTTTATGATAGAACTGTGACTAGCAAAAGTAGATCTGTTAATTATGAATTCATAGTAAGAGTAACCGACGGCACGAACAGCGTCACACAGGTAAACAGTATTTTTGTTTACACAGCGGATTTCTTTAGAGTTGACAACGATAGATTAACATGTGACATGAAGACTTACAACGATTTTCCTTTATTAATGAGTTTGAGTGCTAACAGACGTCCAATATTCTTGACAGGTACAAATCTTGGCACAGTAAGACACAACAACAATGTAAACATAAAAATAGATGTTGTAGACTTTGATCCGTTGCAGGCAGACCTAGAGTACACAATTATAGAAGGATCATTGCCAACAGGACTCAGCCTTGATCTAAATTCAGGAGAAATCACAGGCACTTTGCCTAATCAAACAGCAATAGAAACAACTTCTAATTTTACAGTGAGAGCAAACAGAGTGGCATCCACAGGAGTGAATGTTTTTACAGATCAAAATTTTTCATTAAAGGTTATAGGCGATATAGATATCGGACTTGCTTTTACAACCGATTCAGACCTGGGCACTATAACACCTGGCTTTCCTAGCCTATTATCAGTGGAAGCACAATCTGATAACACAAATAGGGTTATAACATATCAAATTACTGAAGGATCTTTACCAACAGGTTTAACTTTGAGTGAGCAAGGAAATATTGTTGGGGTCATAAAGTCTGCCGAATTTACAAAACTAGATGCCAATGAAGTAACATTTGACTCAAACACAACAAGTTTTGATAGAAAATACACTTTTACAATAAGTGCAAGTGATCAATATCAAAGTCAAGCAACATCAAAAGAATTCAACATCACTGTAAGTTTACCATACAGCAAAACTTATGGAAATCTTAACGTCAGAGGAAATATTTCAAACAAAACAAATTCACTTTCTGATAAAGATCTGTTTTATCAAATTTCGCAGGATCCAAATATCAATAATAGTGACAATGTTTTTAGGCCCGATGATCCAAAATTTGGCATGCCGGATTCGGTAAACATGCTTTTATTGTCTGGATTAGAGAGTAAGACATTGACCGCTATACAAAATCAAATGGAATTGAATCACGAACCTAAGACATTTTATCTTGGTGACGTGAAAACAGCAGTGGCAAAAGACAACGATTCAACTGTTTACGAAGTCGTTTACATAGAAGTAAAAGACCCATTAGTAAACAATGATGGTATTGCTGTATCTAAATCAATTACACTAAGGAATGATATTGCACAGCCGATGATAGGGCCGAGGGCAGATGATTTATATCTACACACTAACACCAACATATACGATGTAACAACAGATGGTGGTTTTAGTTTTAGTATTGCAGGAAGTAAAATTAGATACGCAAATCCTTTGTCAGCAGACGTGGGATTCTTTGAAAAGGTCTATCCAAACGCTGTGGCCAATATGCAAACACAAATGAAAAGCCTAGGACATAAAGATTACGTGCATTTACCATTATGGATGAGAACTGCTCAAACCACAACAGGTGTGCCTTTAGGTTATACACCTGCAATAGTGATAGCCTATTGTAAGCCTGATAAAGCAAACTTTGTGAAAAAGAGAATTGCAGATAAGGCAATAGATTTCAAAAAAATAAAATTTATTGTAGACAGGTATGTTGTAGACTCAAGTGTAGTATCGCCTGCAGAATTCACCGGTGATGGCAGTACAAACACATACACATTAAATGAAATAGTCCATGAAGAAGATATTAAATTGCGAGATAACAGCACATTGTTGACATACGGTGATGTTATTACTGCCGATAACAACATTGTGCCCACATATCTTAAAGCAGATACTCAATTGAGATCAGCGGATTTTGAACCGCAATTTACTCTCTCCCACGATGCAACGAACAAACAAACCACAGTCACTCTCACAAATGCATTGGCAGATAAAAACAAATTAAAAGTGGAGAGAAAACATGATAAATATGTTATGTTTAAACGTAAAGGAAAAGAATAATGGCAAGTAGCATAGTACCAGGTGATATAGACGGCACATTTCCAACAGCCGGACAAGATAACAGTTCGCAAGGCTTCAGAGATAATTTTACATCAATTAAAAATAATTTTACAACTGCAAAGAATGAAATTACCAGTTTGCAAGACAACACGGCAGTGACAAATGGTGCTACTAGTTTCAATGACAATGTGGTATCTAGGGCGGTGCTTAAAGATACTGCTCAAACTGTGTATCCACATACGACAGTAAGTGGTGCTATCACTATTAATCATGAGAATGGTCATTACCAAACACTTACAACAAGCGGATCGATCACACTTGCATTTACAAACTTTCCTGCGTCGTCGACTTTAGGAAGAATTATTTTAGACGTCACATACGCCTCAACTTCACACACTTTAACAACACCAGCGGCAGTGTTACATGCAGATAATGTATCAGGCACTAGTGGAAACGTTGTGACTGCACCAGGCACTGGCAGATTTTTATACGAGTTCATGACACCTGATGGTGGCACAACAATATTGATGCATCAATTAGGCAAACTCTACTCGTAAGGTAGGAGGACAGGATGTACTTTCATCCATTACAAGAAGAACTCGGCAACTTATCAGACGAAGATATATCAAAAAGAATTCGAGAATTAACAAAAAAGAAAACTTCCGCTGTTCGTTTCAGTAGGAACCCCGACTTGGTTGCACAGATTAATAATGCTCTTGAAAGTTATCGTACAGAACTACGCCATCGAAGATTAAAAAATTTGCAAGACAATTTTAAAAATTCCAAAGGTGAACCAGATCTAGGCGAATTGGTCAATATAGAATAATAACTATTTTGGATGAAGCAATCATACACTTGGCAAACCGAGTTCAAATCGATTATTATAGTAGACCAAGAATTGTACAGCAACGAATATGATGTCGTTGTAAGCATAACGCCTATCACCGCCGACCTCAAAGAACAAAATCAATACTTCGAAAGATTAAAGTCATTATTTGGAGTCGTATTCAACAACACAATAATCTGCCAAAGAGGCAACGAACTACACGAACTGTTAAAAATAAATTCCAAAAATAGATTTGTAGAATTACCAAAACCTCCATTTGATCAAGTTATGGCCGCTGTTGCATTTTCCAAAGCGAACGCAATAATGGAAGGTAAAATACAAGTTGACGCACTAGAACTTGGTAGTTACCAAGGTGATGGAATAGCCTACACTGTGGAACCAGATGGTATTGAATTAAGCCTGCTGGAAGTTGACAATTGGTTCAGTACAAAGTATAATACATTTGATCCATGGTGGTTAAGATCGGATACAGCAACGTATGACAGAGAATTGGAAAAAGGAATATACACAGGACATTTTACTTGGCAACCGCAACCACAAAATGTCTTTGAAAAAAAAGAAAAACATGCTAAAGTTTTTGAATTTAATCCAAAGGTTTTAGATGGCGGTAAAAACAAAAAGAAATAAATGGGGAGACTGTGAATACAGTCACGATTCAATTATCGATCTCATATATCAAAATCCTGACTTCGACATAGCATCAGTCTTCATAGAAGATATTGATCAATTTAATAAAGCAGTAGAGGATACAAGACTACCATTTAAAATTTTAGAGTCAGCGCCAAAAAGAAAAGGCGGAATATTAGAATTTGATAAAAAGAATTGCGGTGATTGGCACATGCCTGATCATTATAAAACACTTGATATCAAACAATACCTATTGGAAAAGTGCAACAGTGATCAAGAACAACAAAGAGTAATCGAAGAATATAAACTATTTGAGGAAAAAAACTTTTTAGACGTTTTAAGATTCTTGGTTTACTTCGTGGACACTCTAAGACAAAACAATGTTGTATGGGGCGTTGGCAGAGGGTCAAGCGTTTCTAGTTTTTGTTTATTTTTGATAGGTGTACACAAAATAAACCCACTGTTATTTCAATTAGATTATCGTGAATTTTTAAGGTGATAAGTAAACAAGAAGGAGTTACAAATGGCTAGACCAGTAAAAAGAGTATACAGAACAATGCAAGGTCGTATGGTCGACATTGAAAAATTAAGAGCGGCCAACGAAACTACACCAGCGGTTGGTAATATGGGAGTCAATGCCAGAGGCGATTCTTTAGGTCCTGGTGGTAAAATAGTAAAAACAAAACAACAGCACATGAGAGAATACTACGAGGCTCCAAAAGGCAGAGCGATGGACACTCCAAAAAAGAAAATGGCTCCTCAGCCTCAACCGGATCAACCACCGGTGGTGCAAACAAAAACTTTGGATCTTACACCTCAGGCTCCTAAACCAGTTCAAACACAAGCAACACCAAAACCAAAACCACAGCAAGAAAGTGGAATTGAAGAGGCTCTAAAAGATCTAGATTAAGGCAATCATGCCAATCAATAAAGTAGTAAACTTTGGTTGTTCATTCGCACATGGATACGGCGGTGTGCCATTAGACAAAGGATACGAGAGTATAGGTTACAAATTAGCACAAAGTCACAACTTGCAGTATGTTGATCAGGCCCGTAATGGCAACAACAACGAAGGCATAGTAAGAAACATCAGAAACTTTTTCAGTAAAAACGATTCAAAAGATTGTGCGGTAGTAATAGGATGGACACACAGTCTACGGAGAGAATACGTTGGATGGAATCTTAAAAACAGCAGTCCTGAGATGATAGACTATCGAGAGATCCCATACGAGAAAAGTATTTTTTTTAAGAAGGCAATGAAACTATTAGGTGGCAAAAGGAACAATGTAATGGTAGAGTTCAATGAACGTCCCAACCGACCTTTAGCATACATAGAACACATCGAGTATCGTAAAGCATCTTGTGTAATACAAGCACAAGAGTATTTAAAAAATAGGAACATACCATATGTGATGTATCACGCATGTGGCAACACACAGGATGTCAAACTAAAAGACACAAGGCATATACATTCGCAAATAGATAAAAATTATTTTTATGATTTCACAGGGTCAAGCATGGATGTCTGGGTAATTGGCAACCCAGGGCATACCATCGCCGACAATCATCCAAATGCAAAAGGACACAGTGCTTGGTTTGAAAAAATATCACCAATATTTGCAAAGGCAATTGCATGAAGGTTCTATTCATAGGTTGTAGTAATCTAGTAAATGACAACATGCCTCCAAAGAACAAGCAAGATGCTTGGAAGGAAATAGTTTTTGGCAATGATGTGCATATAAGAAACCTCTCATATTGGGGTGTTGGCAACCAATTCATAGCAGGAAACCTTTTTGACTATCTTGAGGATAAGACATCTCCGGATTATGTCTATCTGCAATTTACAGGTGTGGCTAGGTATGATATTCCTATACATAAAAAGTTTGACATAGGCTATAAAAATCAAATTAAAACCTATAAAAGAAAATGGTTGTGCTCTGGAGGAAAAATAGGAAGTTGGCTGGGCAACGATAAAACAAATGAAATCTTCATGCCATTGTATTTCAGTGCCACAGAATATGAACACGTGGCTAAACAAAGTCTACAGAGTGTTGCTAGTGCAATTAACTTGTTAGAAAGTAAAAATATAAAATATAATTGGAATTTTTATTACAATATTTTGAATCCAGCAACAGATGAATGTAAAAACTTTGACGGTATGGTAAATGAATTGCCTAACTACCTAGATACAAGTAAAATGATCAAGAATGATCCTCATACTTTTTGTTACCAAAGCGGTGGGTTGTACGAAGACCACTGTCACTTTTACAACGATCATTATGAAAAATGGTTAAATTCAATTAAAGATCAATTGACTTTATAACAAAACAAAAATATAATACTAGTATGAGTTCCATAGAAGAATTACAAAGCAAAGGGTTTGGATCACATGGTGGAAAACAATACACCGTTGATTACGATATTACACCTCTCAAAAAGCGTGTGCTAGTATCAGACATGCAGTTTGGAGCAACCAAATCTAAAGGTGGCATAATACTACTAGACGATGACGGCACAGAAGCAGGCATACACCCACGTTGGGCAAAAGTATATGCAATAGGCAAAGAGCAGGACGATGTAAAAGTCGGACAATGGGTGCTTGTAGCACATGGCAGATGGAGCCGGGCACTGAAAGTCAAAAAGAACAATGTCGAATTGGAAGTGAGGATGATCGATGAAAATGATATACTGCTTATATCAGACGACGAACCAGACTTCAACAATAGACAGGCCGGCTATGTAAACACTGGTGGAATGCAACAAATGACCTCACTACCAGGAAATGACTAAAAAAATAAAACTCAAAAGAATTTTCATACCCATAGACAAACTTGTCACAATGGCCGAGATGGGACTCGGAGCATCTAGACCTTTGAACAAAGAAAAGAAGGGATGGATAACAAAATTAAAAAAGCAAACCGAACCGCTTGATCCAATACTTGCCACACCCATAAAAGACTCTGGATATTATTTGCTTACAGACGGCTGGCACAGAGTACAGGCCGCAAAAGCAATGAAAGAAAAAGAAATAGAAGCATTATTGGTGCCTGCTGACATAGGACTTGCCATGTCAAAAGTGAACAAGATATTACGTGATATTGATAGGGAATACGGTTTTAAACTAAAGTGTAGTGACATAATCGGACAATGGGCATTCTATAAATGATTGTAAAGAAGTGTTAAGTGACAAAAGAAGAATTAAAAAAATTAAACGATAAAGTTGATAAGTTGCAGAAGTCTGTTGACAAACTTTCTGACATCCTTTATAAACATATTAAGTTTATCGATTCAACATACGAGGGACTAAAAAATCCAATCGAAGCGGCGAGGAAATGGTTAAGAAAATAAAACAGTTTGTGAGATGGGTTAGTTTGGTACCTTTACTACACGCACCAGTTTATTTCCTTGCAATAGTAGGAGCAATCCTGTTAGTATTAACATTTGTATTATGAAAGAACTTTGGGTAGAAAAATATAGACCAAAATCATTACAACAGTATGTGGTGAGAGATGAAAATCAGAGAGCACAAATAAACAGTTGGCTGAAAGAGGGGGCGATCCCGCATCTTTTATTTTCCGGTGCTCCTGGCACAGGAAAAACTACACTGGCCAAGGTGTTGTTTGAAGAATTAAAAGTTGATCCATATGATGTGCTAGAAATAAATGCCTCGAGAGAAAACAGTGTTGATACTGTAAGAGACAAAATTATAAACTTCGTACAGATCATGCCATTTGGTGCGTTCAAATATGTTTTGCTGGATGAGGCAGATTATATAACACCAAACGGTCATTGGAAACGTATCATACAACTGCCAGATTTATACTCACTTGCAATTATCCCAACAGAGTCATACCTGCAATACATTCGAGATGTCAAGGGTTCCACATTGAGACACTGGATAAAAACGAATTCACGGCTAGGATTGCCGAAATACTGATCGGTGAGAGCATAGAACCAAACATAGAACTTATCGACACCTACGTTAAAGCCACTTACCCTGACATGCGTAAATGTATAAATCTTGTGCAGATGAACTCACGAGAAGGAAAACTACACGCACCAGACAAATCGGACAAAGGACAAGCGGATTACAGATTACAAATGGTGGAACTATTCAAGGCAGGAAAAATCTCCGAGGCAAGAAAATTAGTGTGTGCTCAAGCAAGACCTGAGGAAGTTGAAGATATTTTTAGATGGTTATATGACAATTTAGATTTAATTACAAAAGATGAGGAAGGACAAGATAAAGCAGTTCTTGTAATCAAACAGGGATTGGTCGATCATTCGTTTGTGGCTGATGCTGAAATAAATCTTGCTTCCACTATGATCAAACTAGGAAGAATAGCAAATGGGTAGTAAAAAACAAAAAAGAAGATTTTTTATCGTAAACTACAAGATGAAACCGGGAGGAGCATTTGATGAGTTTGTTGAACTCAGCAAGAAAAAATTAGGCACTGGCAAGATTGCCAAAGCAACTGTGATACTCGATATGGTCAATCAAGAAGTCGTGAAGTGTACATTACCCAATACCGAAAACATCGACATACCGTACGAAAATCTAGAACGACACTACCGTAAATGGTATAATGACGTAATGACTACCTTCGCAAACTCCTAACCATACAATCGTTGAAGCATCGCCCACTGTTTCATTTTAAACAGTTTTGCGAGTATACGTCTCCTTCTCCTGTCTTTCTGCTTCCGTATTTTCAGCCATTTCTGATTAAGCATATACATTTTGACCCGTTTGTCGTAGACCCTCTTTTTTCTCATCAATTTGTAAAGTTTCCTTTGAAACAAAGGTCGCATTTGTAGGCTGTTGTAAAATAGCATAGGATACCTCGTATAGTGTGTTAGATTGTTTTTCGAATCGTTTTTGTAATAGATTCATGTACAAATACTTAACTTGGAAATACCAAATAAAGTATGCATATTTTACAACTTTGATTTTATGGCTAAATACTCCACTATGCATGACGTTTTAGACATTATCCGAAATACACAGAATTTGTACGCAATAAGTCCTAGCCTCGACTCTTTAAAGGACTTTGAAAGAGTAATCGATGAGTTGGACGTATACGTTTTTAAAAATTGGGAAGAAGGCGAACTTTTATCTGGGCCAAAAGATAGCAGACACTT